GTATCAATAGAAGATATCAAAAAACGCACAGAGATTGAAACTGAACCCGCCCAAAGAGTAACAGAAGCGGAATGGAATACTGCATGGCAAGAGGCTCAACAAGAAAATAAAGTAAGAACGTTAGCTGCCGGCAGAGCCAAAATGCCAGCCTCTCCAACATCCGCAAATGTCGCACATAATATGGGTAATATTAGTGTTGCTCCAGCCCTTGCCCCAGAACCGGTTGTAGAAAAACGTCAGGGTGCTAACTGGAAAGACCCTTCTGCACAACAAGCTGGTGGACATGCAGATGAACCTGAATGGAAAATTTTTACTAACAATGAAATGGAACAATTATTTTCATTTGCTTGGTTGTGGTATAAACGTCCAAAAAATAAAATCAGCGACAACTATCATGGTAGAGATAAAGATACGACCAAAGATTTAATCATATCCTATATTCAGTATGGATTGATGAAAAAAAGAGTTCCACAAAATTTAGTACCAAAGATGTCCACTCTGATGAAGATGGATGCTATCAAAAATAGTCCAGAGTTGATGATTTATTATGAGCAAATGCTCAATGAAAAACAACAAAAAGCAGAAGGTTCAAAATTTGATTCTGGTTCTATGTCGATTGGTGGTAAAAAATTCAATATAGCAAAGTTGCCGGTTGCTCTGCGTGTTGCAACCAACTTAACACGCCTAACTGCACGTGCAGGAATGGCTGTAGGAGGCGCTCTAAAGGGTATGTATGACCGATATCAGGAGAATAAGGAAGAAAAGGCTATAGCATCCTCTATGAATGCTCCTGTTGCGTCTGCATCAAGTTCTACTGGTGGGGAGACAAAAGAAGTCAAAGTAATGGAAACTGGTTTTGGTAAGTTATCCAAACTTCTAATGAGTATTGATAAAAGTTTGAAACCAAAGGATACGGAAGCAAAGGACACCAAAGGAAACGATTCTGGTGATGTCACAGAGAAAGTCACAACAAAAGAAAGTAAGGAAAAAATAGTAGAAAAAGAAAAAAAATCTAATGGAATGTTTGGATTATTAGCATCTGTTGGTCTTGTATTAATGGGATTGGCTAAAAAATTCGCAGCATTATTATCACCATTTAAATTGTTATTCGATGCCCTAAACGCATTTAAAAATGGTATTGGTTCAATTCTTAAAAAGATGATTGAATTCGCAACAATGAATTTACGTTTACCATCTGCTGCAACTCTGACTTCACTGTTAAAAAGCGCAATTGCAGGAATAATTGCAGTAAATGTAATTGATGCAATTGTTAAAAAAGTTATGGGTGAGGCAACACCAATTACGGCAGAAGAAAAAGAGCAAGATAAAAATAATGTTAAACATATGAGCACAGGCGGTGTCATAGGACACACCGGTCAAACTATGTTTGAAGGGGCATTGAGACTTGTCGGCGCAGAAAATACCGCAGATTTATATGAACATGAAAGAATAGCTGATGTTAAATGGGGACAAGAATGGGATGCCAATCCAGCTAATAAAAATAAATCAAGAGCAGAACGATATGAAGCCCATGCTACATGGAAAGCAAATAATAAATCTGACCTAGCCAAACAATTAGCTGCGGTTAAAGTTGAAGATGCTAAAAAGAAATCGGAAGAACTGCAAGCTACTAGTAAGGAAAAAGCTACTGAGATTCAAAAAACTCAATCAGAATTAAAATCTGAAATAAAATCATCAGATACATCAAACAGTCAAAATTCGACTCAATCTCCGCCAATCATCATACCGAGCGAAAAACAATCTGGGCAGATGTACAACCCTTCAAGAGTCAATACTGATAGTATTATTTACGAGTATTTGTTTAAAACTGCAAGACCATCATTTATTGGTTAGAGGGGAATTGCTCCCCTCCTTTCCAAGATTACTGTGCTAACGATTCCATCAATGTTTTGATATCATCATCTGCATCATCGGTTGATAATATATTTGTGACTGGTGGTTTAGCTGGAGTTGGTTTAGCTGGTTTAGCAACATACGACTTACCTGCATCAACAGTTACGTCAACATCTTCATCATCTTCATCCACCTTTGATACGGGCTTAGAAGAACTGGTACGGTCGAGATTTCCAACAGCCAAATCGTAACGTTCACGAATCTTATCCGCAGACTTGAAACGCGACTCTTCGGTGAATTGCTCCAACGATTCCAAATTGCTCAAGTCTGCTTCAATTGCAGATGGTTTTTGGAATGTAGATTTGCCATAGTTTGTTTGTCCTTCAACTTTACGAATCTTTAAATTGAAGTTAGCACCCTCTTTCAAATCAAACGGATTGATAGAGTCTGCACCAAATTTTGAAACGAATTCATCCTTCTCTTCATCATCCGCAAATTCTGGAGCGAGCATACCAAATACTTGTTTGGATAACATCTTACCCAATTGGAACAAGAAAATCTTGCCTTCATTTTCAGGATTCTTTTCATCCCTAACAACTAGAATGTTGACAATGAATTTTTCTTTGCTACCGCGGTCTCGCACGATATCCTGAACTGCTTTTGGGGAAGTTTTCCATCCACCATATGGTGCAAGTAATGCTTGCGATTGTTCACATGCATAACAGGGTTGTCCGATAGTACGTGGACATTCTTCGATGAACCATTTTCCTGTAGGGCCTTTAAATCCATGGCTCAACGTTTTGACAAACGCCAAATCATCTTCTGTTTTGCCTGGTAGGAAACGAATTGTTGCAGAACCATTACCCGATGCATCACGAGCAGGGTAGTAGTATGTTACATCATTTGATTTGTCGTATCCGCTTGTTTTAGCTTTTTCGACTTGTGCTTTAAGTTTATCCATGAAGCTCATATTAATTCTCCTATATCTTAGTTAAGTGCCATTTCGGCTAGTTTGCATTTTCTGGAGTTGAAACACATTGAGAACCAGATTTCTCAATTCTATTTATATCACATTTATCATCGTCATTTTAGACCATGATTCTTTATACACGAATCCCGTGTCGATGTACAATCTGTTGCCTATATTGACTGGTCCATTCATTAAAGTTGTATGACCAGATATGACACAATCAATATTTGCAACGTTTGGTATTGTGTGTAACGCCTCTTCTCTTGTATAAATTATATTTCTACCCCAAATCATTTTCAGATTATCTGGATATCTAGAATCATACTTGTCTTGATGTTCCAAGAATGACACCAATTCTTTCCAGTTATTATGTGGACATTCGGCGTGGACAATACCACACAATCCATTATGATTCGTAATAAAATCTAATGCAACAGGCATGGTGTCGAAAATCTTGGCGATGTTCTTTTGTTTGCGTTTACTTAAATTGATAAACCACAGACCACCGTTACTCTCATAGTTGTGTCGAGAACCGCCTCCACCATTTGACCAATCAATAGCAAGTTGTTCATGGTTTCCGCGCACAGGAAAGAACCATGGTTTTTTTAACCATTTCAGTGCATCCAGAGATTGTTCACCGCGGTCCACTAAATCTCCGACAGAAAATAATCGGTCTTTCTTTTTGTTGAATTTATTCACCTTCATTAGTCGCTTTACTTCATCAAAGCAACCATGAATATCTCCTATCACGAAATCTTTTCCGAGTTCGTTTTTGGGGTAATGTTTTATTATCATTTTAAATATTTTTTCACGTAATCCAATACATCTTTATTGAGGTCTTCGCAATCATCCAACTCATCTAATACCTCTTCTATATCAGTGGAATGTTTGCGTTGTTTATAGATTTTATTTTGTTGCGCTTCTTCATCCACTACCGCCCTTGTCAGTGTTTTGTTACTCACGTACTTAATTCCTTTCTTAAAATTGCAACCAGTGGGACATACTTCCTTAATGTAAACAATTTACTTTCTATATATGGGTCAATATTAAAATACATATCATACCAATTATCAATAAATTGAAAATGTGAATCCATTGTAACGATAAATTCTGGTGATAATTTTCCTGAAAAAAGCAATTGTAATAGTGGTGGGTTGTTCCAAGAATCGGTTGGCAATAGCATTTTTCTGATTGTTGTGTCATTTTTATCTATCACTCCTTTCAGTACACCCATTTCTTGTTTGAAATTATATTCAAATGCATCGAAATATTTTTTCCATTGTTTATATATATCATCTGCATCTGAATACGATTCGTATATCCAATTAGATTTATTGTGTACACAATTTGCTACACAAAAGTAATATCCAATTCTTTCTGATTGCATTTTCTTTGCATATGTTTCAAATTTCAAATGGTCATTTCGCTTTTTATATCCATCGACTGAAAGACGTTTTGAATGTAATCCGTATTTCACTATATCAAATTTTGAAGTGAAATGCCAATTGAGTGAACTATATGTTCGATAAAAATCATATCCAGACATCATTTATATTGGTAGTTGAGAGATTGGCTTTAAGTATCCCGCCGCAGTTCCTTCTGTTTGAATTTTTTCCTGTAGTTTTGGGATAATCAATTTCAATTTCTTAACATCCTCCAAATCAATGTTATTCTGTTCACAGAATTTTATGGTCGCTTCGATATAAGTCAAATCTTCTTCATATACCAAATTATCAACTGCCTCCCAAACTTTTTCTCCTGTCAGGAATATTGACGTGTCTAGTTCGTTCATATTAATATTCACGGATAGTAAATCCAATCGGTTTCAACGAGTCTGCACGTACCATAGAGACACGTTCAAAGTCTGGGGTAACTTCAATGAATTTGGCGCCATCAATTTGTTTTTCTACTCCATCATGCTCTAGTGCATATACGACACTATCATTATCCATGACGTTTGCAAATTTGATAAATTTATACTGTTTTTTCATTGTGGACTCCGAGTAAACGCTTTTTATTAGTATAACCGGAAAAATATAGCAACACGGATGCAATATCAGAAATTTGATTGTAGATTTTTATTCCTACTGTATCAACTTCATCCATGCGATATTTACGCATCATTTCCTTATCTTCCAAAAAGAATTTAAGATAATCCTCAATCAATTTATAATCGCGTAAACATCTAAGTTGAAATACTCCCAACTTATTCTGTTCTTTATATGAGTTTGATTGGATGTTCAAAATATCAAACTGTTCCGCACCAAAAAGAGTGTTAATACGAATTGGATATTTCATTATGCCTTCCATTCAAGAATATTGTTAAAGCGGAAACTTCTCCAATCCTGTATTTCCAAATCAAATACTTTCAATGTATCATTACCAACTCTTGGTATGTTATCATATTTGAGTGGATGTTTATCTTCTGGAATAAATGCAAAATTTAATGTGCAAATCATTTTTCGAACATCACCATCAACTTTTTTAAACTTAATCCTGACAACATCCTCACATATACATTCAGTGAGAAGATTTTCTGCTGTTGCTGTCATTAGTTCATCTTCTTTTTTACTGTAATTGATTTTCATATTTTCACCTCATTAAAAGTATATCAAACAAACAACCCAATGTCCAATCAGAAATTTTCTTTTTCATAAACAACCACAATTGTATATCGTGGATGATTGCCATTTGAATCTTTAAATCCTACATCAGTTGGAATTATTTTTACATCACGAATCAGACCGGGGAAAATGCTATCGCGTTTTTGCCACGATTCGAACTGATGTGCATTGGCAAATTCAACCACTGATAATACTTTCATTTTGTTGCCTCACATTTCAATGTCAAATTTGTTTTTGCTGCTTCGTAACACGCAACCAATACTGTCGATTTGTTATGAGAGTCGTAAGCAAGACCACTAAACATTCCGGTAACTAATACCACCATCATAATTACGATTGCTTTATTTGCATCCATATTACACCTCCAACTGTTGCATTAAAAAGTCCCTAGCGATTTTGCTAACCGGTCCCGAAATGTCTTTACCAGTGAATCCAGATTCGGTAATCGTGTCCAACTCTTCTTTGAAACAATCCGCGATGACCCACTTGATAAATTCACCCGTTCTCTTAATATCAACTTCTTCATTGATACCGAAAACTTTTTGGAGACCTTGAAGCATACGCTCACGATTTGCCAATTTTTCTGCAAGCTCTTTGATGGAGTTGATTTTTTCAACGTCAACAGCTGCAAGTGTTTTAACTTTGCTCTTTGAATGTTCCTCACCCTTGACCTTAAACCAGAACCCCGAATCATTGTAACCCTCCTCAATGCATCTCCACACGATGCCTTCACCTGTGCCATATACTCCGAGAGTTTTACCAACAGGACATTCGGCTTCAACTTCTGTTGTACGAGCATTTAAGAATTCTACAATTTCGTGTGGGTTTTCAAAGTCGATAGAGCAACCGAATGTTGGAAACTGGTAAATACAGAAAATATTAGTATCTACACTTGAACCAAGAGTAACATCTTCAACCTGCTTGCGTGTCAAGTATGTTTTGTTTCCTTCTGCATCGACCAATGCGATACCAAAGATAACAAACATCTTAGGCAATTGGCAAATAGCAACATTTTTCTGAATGTTTCCACCACACCATTCACCGAAGATAAGAACATCGTAATTTGCAGTATCAACTGCATCAATTGTCGCATTAATAACTACTTCACTCGCAATATCAAGAAACACTCCCATGTTTGCTGTTCCGAACATAGCGAATCCTGCATTGTCGTGCTCAGGTGTGATGATATTATCACGAGACTGAAACCAAACATTACAAAGGTTGTCGATACCAACTGCTGCATTTGTTCCATGTAATTTCACCGTGCCTTCAAACTTCAACTTAG